CCTGCGACTTGAGCGCGGTGTCCACGTCGCCGGTCAGCGAGACGAAGCGAGCCACTGCATCGGCGACCTCGCTGGCCTTGACGCCCGGCGCGGCGATGGCGGTTTGCTCGAATCCTCGCCGGAGCACGTTGGCGTCCATGGCCTGCTCACCTGGGCGGCGCGCGGCGATGGCGATGCGCGCCGCGGCCTCCTGGAGCTGTAGCGATTCGCGAGCGGCGGCGCCGATAAGCGCCCCCCCGGCGGCGACTCCGCCAAGAACAGCGCCACCAGCAACGTCCTTCAGGACGCCAAACGACTGCGCGCGGCGTGCCGAGGTCTCACGTTGCGCCCGATCACGGGCCGCCGTTTCCTTCTTGGCCAGATCTCGCTGGTGCCGCTCGTACTTGCGCTGCTCGTCCGCGAAGTGCCGATCACGAATGCGGGCGACGTGCTTTTGCGCGCGCTCGTGCTCGCGCACCTTGGCGTCGGCCTCGCGCTTCGCCGCTCGCTCCGCGGCTACACGAGCCCGATCGTCCGCGCGCTGCTTGGCGGCGGCGGCGCGGTCCTCTGCGGATGCTCGCGCTCTGGTGCCCGCCGGCGCCGTCGCTTGCCGCGTGGCTCGGGCCGCATCATCCGTCGCCTTCTTGGACGCCTTGGCGCGCGTCTCGATGCCCGTGAAAGCGCGCCCGACATCGTCGTGTCCGACCGCGACGAAGCGATAGGTGACGTCCACCGTCTACAGCTTTCCGAGCTTGCTGGCCAGCGTTGCGGCCTTCCTGTTCAGGTCGGCCTCGGCCCTTGCCTTGATCTGCGGAAACCGAGAGAACCTGCGCCGGACCACGAACGACGCATACGGTTCCCCCATGGTGAGCTCGATCTCGATGCGGTTCGGCGTCTGCTCCACGAGCGCGGCCTTGGTCGACTCCTCGAGGTGCCCTGTCTGGTTCTTGTACTTGTGGCTCGCGCGCTCCTGCTCGGCGGCGCGACGCAGCGTGACCTCGAAGTCGCTGGGCCACTGCTCCAGTTCACGCATGGCGACGCGGGTGCCACGGATCACGTCCGAGATGTCGACGGTGACGCTCATGTTTCGTCGGTTGTCTCCGTTGCTTCTGGAGTCGGCTCGTACTGCTCCAGCCGCATCTGTGCGGCCAGCAGCTCACTCCGCGCCTTGCGCAGCTTGAGCGCGGCCACGATGAGGTACTGCGCGACGATCTCCCGGCGGATGCTCGCGAGGTGCGCTGTGGGGATCTCGGTGTCTGCGCCGTCCGCGCAGAGCATCAGCACGCGCTCGACCTCGTCATCGCTGTACTCGTACGGATAGGGTGCTTTCCGGAACTCGACGTCCAGGTACAGGTTGTAGAGCGCGGCCAGCTCGTCGTTGTCGAGGTTGTCGCGCATCCACTTGGGTCCGGGGAAGGCGCCAGACACTCCGGGGTTGCCCTCCGCGTCCACTTCCCTGCACGCATTCCAGAGCGCGTAGCAGAGCTTGGCTTCCTTGGTGAGGTCGTCGTCCTTTGCGGCCTCGGTGCCCTTCGCGAGCACATCGACGTACCGCCACGCGTCCACGATGGCGCGGTCGAGCTCGCCCTTGACATTGACGCGAAACGCTATCTTGGCAAGCGGCTTGTCGCCCGGCAGCGTCAGGCCGAGATGCGAGACGTCCACCACCGCCATCTTGCGCCCCCTGGCCTCGATGGCTCTGGCAAGGCGGCTTTTTGGTTCGTCGGTGTGGGCGGGAGACAAAACAGGTGCTGTGGTCATGTGGGCTTGTCGAAGATTTTCTTGGCGGCCTGATAGGCCATGATCTGACCGTCCGTGAGGTCAGCGTACGGAAGGCCGAAGTAGCGATCAGGGGCAGACACGCGGGTCGTGGCACCGAAACCGATGGCGAGCTCCGAGGAGTAGTGGATCAGCCCCGCCAGTGCCCGGTTGCTTGGGTGCCTCGCGCCGGCGTCGAGCGCGTCCTGCCAAGCGTCCGTGTTGGCGGTGCGGTACTGCGGCGAGATGATGGCCGTGGCCGGCCGCGTGGCGCGCCACAGAGCGGCGATCTCGAGCTCCTCCAGCGCGCCAACGGCGTCCGCATCCTGGAAGGCGGGCGCGCCGTCCGCGAGCACCCAGAACGCCAGCAAACGGCGAACGACCTCGCTGTGCCAGAGCTCGTCCGGCCCTTCCGCCGGAACGTCGCCGGCCATCGCATCCTCTAGCGCAGTGAGCCCGCGCACCGAGAACGCCACCTCGGGCGCCCACGGGAAGCGGAAGGCGATCGGCAGGGTGGGGCGCGGACGCCCGAGCAGCAGGCGAAACAGCCGCTCGGGCCGGACGTCAGGCGGCGGTCGCGTAGGATCCACGCATCACGAGAATGGCGACGGTGTGCCGGTGAACTCGAAGGTGACTTTGGTGGTCTGTCCGACGCCGCTCGAGACCGTCACCTTCTTGAGGAAGCCCTTGGTGACGCAGGACTTGCCGTTGCCGCCAAAGATGAGCTTCATGGTGACCTCGGTGCGCAAGAGCTTCCAGTTCTCCATGTCGACCTCGATGCCCGTGGTCGCCGGGACCACGTTCTCGGCGGAGACGGTGCGCATGTCCGGGGACGGACTGACGCCGGACCATCCCTTGACCGTGGTCATCACGTCCTGGTCGTCGGACGTGAGGTCGGTGGTGATGCTGGTGTTTTCGGACAGCAAAAGTCCCTGCATCTCGCAGTAGACCTGATCATACAGCGTAAGAGCCATCGTTTAACTCCTCAGTAGGCTGGCGACGACTCGCCGATCAGGAACTCTTGCTTGAGGTTGTGCATGACCGCGATCGGGTTTGCCCGCGCGGAGATGCCGCCCGTGATGAGCAGTGCCTCAACGCTGCTCACCATCGCATCGACGCTGCCGGGATCGAGCACCGGGCTCCCGCCGATGAAGGGGCCCGCCATGTCGACGATCGTGTCTTGCAGCAGCTTGCGGACCGTGTTGGGGTAGGTGACCTTTTGGAGCGGCTTCTGGCCGGACTTCGGATCGGCCGCCACGAATGGCTGCTTGATCGCGTTCCACCGCTGGAGCACCTCTTGCCAGAACGCCGCGAGCACACTGGGAATGTGGCCCTCTCGTGCCCGGTAGTCGTTCGAGGTGCCTTGGAGACTGCGGCTTGTGATGTCGCGGACCAGGTACGACCTCCCGAGGCGGTTGAAAGCGATCGGAGAGTACCCGTTGTTGAGGGCCGTTCGGATCTCCGTGGCCGTCGGATAGTCGAGCACGTCATACGGCCGCGGCACGAGGTAGATCGAGGAGTCGCCCGACGTGTACCCGGCCACATTGGCCGCCGGGTGCGCGATCTCGGCTGCGCGCACCAGAGACGCGTGGTGTGCCGCCAGCATGCCCGGTGTCCACGGGTTGTTCTCCTGCCAATAGAACTTCACCCATGCGTTGTTCACCGCCGTGGCCACGGTGGTGGCCTGCGCGCCGGTGCCCACGAGCCCGAAGAACATGAGCTGCTCTTTGCCGTTCGCGGGCAGGAGCTGCGTCGTGATGTAGGCCGCCCCCTCTCCGACGCCGTTGTCCGTGGCGCTCGGCGCGCTAGTGGTGTGCTTGGGGTTGATCTGGTAGAAGTAGGTGCCCGTGGCTGCCTGCGCGTACGCCGTCGTGAAGTCGTCGTCTCCGGCCCCTGGGGTCAGAGCGCCAGCGGTGACTGTCGAGCCCACGAAGCGCTGGTAATACATGCGGACGCGACCGAGCACGAGGTCCCCGCGCGGCCCCAAATTGGCAGCGGTGAGCGTCACTACGCCTGCCACGTTCACGGCCGTGAAAGGCACGGTGCCCTCCTCCCAGTCGAGAATCCCGGCCGCCACTGCGTCGCCCTGCGTCGTCGGCGTGTCCCCATCCGTGACGGGAATGAAGAGCTGGAATCCGCCCCATTCGATCACGAGGTTCGTGTTGCCGGTGGCGTTGGTGGCGATCGTGTATGCGCGCGTCGCGGCCGTTGCGGCCCCGTCCTCGGGCACCGCGATGAAAAACACCGTGGCGGCCTGCGGAATCGCCGTGAACATCCGATACAGCCACGCGACCTCTGACCTCCTCCCGGCTCTTGTGTAGCAGTCGGCCAGGTCGAGGATCGGACTGCCAACGTCCAGGGTGTTGGTGGCCTCCGTGCCAGCGCTGGTCTTGTTGCCGTAGATGAGCACCAGGCGCTCGGTGTTACCGGTGCCGCTCGGGCTCTGCGCCACGAGCAGCTCGCGGCGGGTCGCGGGAGTCGGATCGAGCGGGTCAATGCCCGTGAGCGGGAATCCTGTCGCCATCTTTCATCGCTCCGTGCGGCCGGCAGGGGCGCTGTTGTGGGGGGCGTTGCGCTTTTTGGCCTCCGCGTCGAGCAGAGGCTTCGCGGCGGACAGTGACGACGCCGTGCACGTCGCCACGAGCTCGAGACCGCCCTTCCGGATCATCTTCCGCACATAACCCTCGGCGTCATCGCGCACGTCTTCCTCGACGGGCTTTGCGGCTGGCCACATGGGCCGGCCGTCCTCGCCAGGCGGCCCCTCGTCCCAGTAGGGGTTGTTTGGCGCCTTGCCGAGATAGCGGCGCGCGTCAGCGTGTGGATGCGCGACAAGGTGCCCTGGCACCCCTCGCACTCGGAGATATCGAGCCAGCATGTTGTCCCTCAGGTGGTGATCGCGTGGGAATCGAGCAGCACCCAGTCTGTGCCCTCGAAGTAGACTTTGACGTATCGCATCTCGCCGCTTGCCTTCGTGGCCAGCGTGCCTGCCCCAGGTCCGCCGTTGACGATGGCGAACGTGAACGCTCCAGCGTCCAGGAGCGAGAGCTCGAGCACGTGTCCCTCGCGGGCGTTGGTCGCGGAGAGCGTGGCGATGCTGTTCTGTGTCAGCGTGCCCGCCACGAGACGGCGGCGGCGCTTTCCGCCCACCACGATCGTGGCGTCACCGTCGGCGAGGTCCGCGCCCAGGTTCGGCTCGGGCAGGTCGAGCCATCGGCCCGCGGCGCCATGGGCGGACTCAAGAGCCGTCCAGCCGTCATCGGACGTCGTGTTGCCGAGCGCAAACCGGAACGGCACCGGTCGATCGAGGGGGAGGTTGTAGTGCTCCTGATAGGGACCGAATCCGGACTGGATGACCGCAATCGAAGGAACGACGGTGATCGCGCGGCGGGGGTCGGACATGGTCAGTCCGCGCCCGCTTTTGACGTCAACTTGATTGCCTCCTGGGGAGGCCTTTCGTTGAAATGTTCGACGAGCGCTGTGCGCGCGCGACCCACATCCTCGTCTGTCATGTGGTCCGGCACGGCAACGCGAGCAACGACCCAACGCACATTTGTTGTCCACTCGATGAACAGCCCTACGAAACCCTTTGCCTCTGGCGAGGCAAAGGCAAATGAGCCAAGGCCGTCAACGATGCACCGGGCCTTCTGCAGCACCTGCTCGGTCGGCGTGCCCTGCCCCAAATCACGGTGCCACCACCCGGGCGTGATGTTGATGTCTCGCTCATCTCGAACGCGGACAATCACGGCAGTTTGCTCCCATCTGGAGCTGGCAGATAGCGCTCCATCATCTCCACGGTGTCGGTCACGTCACCAAACTCGTTTGTTCGGATTCCGAGCTCGGCGTGCATAAGCACGTCCTCCGGATCGCGCGGCACGGCCTGACCGATGACTTCCACCACCTCAATGTCGCCGTCCACGGCCGGGTAGAACCGCACGACACCGCCTTCGCCGGGTCCGCCGGGCGCGGCAGAGCTGCCAGGGATCGGCACCATGGCACCGTATGCGAGCCTGGTCAAGATCCAGCTCGCGATTCCGAGAGAGATGAAAATCGGGG